CCCTGATAGAGCACGACCGAGCCGCCGTTGCGAAGGATAATGGCCACGGCATACTTGAAGCCGGTGCCGAAGAAGCCGATGGCGTTCTCGTTGGACTTGGCGTTGACGCCGAACGTGGTCAGCGCCGTGATGCTGGCAACGCCTTCGTTCTGAAATGAAATGGTCACTTGGGTCTCCTTTTCTGTTGGTGCTCCCAGGTCTACACGACCCGGGAGCAAAAGGCAAGCGTTAATTTAGAGCGGCACAATAACCGAGGGGTACAGGTAGCGGTCGGGGTGCGCCGTCGGTGCAGGTGGCATCAGGGTGGCATAGTCCGGCGACGGGAGGGTATTGGCCAGCTTGAAGCCGACCTCCTTCAGTGCCAGGACGTACCGGGTGTTCCAGGCGCCGTCATCCTGTCCTGCCTTTGCCACCGCGTGGTCGTTTGCTTCTGCTGGCGTCATCGATGCTTTTCCCTTCATGGTTGCGGATCTCCACGTGGCCGGTGTGCTCCACGTAGCCGTAAGTCTTGGTCCACACCTTTACCACACCGAGGACCGTATCGGCCATGACGGCATTCTTCTGTTCGATGCCGTTCAGCCAGATGCTGATGTCTAGGTCGAGCGCGTCTTCGCGGAAACCAGGGTCACCGCGCTCTGTGGAAATTCGCATCCCATCTTCTCCAATACACGTTCCAGGTCAGTCCGTTGAGCGATCAGCCAGGGTGGCGGCTCGCGGAGCGTCCAACGAGGTATGCGCTTCTTCGCCGCGTCCTCGTGCCATTTGCAGTTCAGCGTCAGCCGGTAGGCAACCGTCACGTCGATCAGGTGCTTGAACGGGGTGCAGTTGGCGAACATGGTCTGTGGACCACGTGGCACCAGATGCCGTTGAGCGATCGCCTCGAGCATCACGCTGTGACTGAGATGCGTTTGCGTATTGGGCGTTCGCATTGCCTTCTCGTTAACGAGGTTGATGCCGTGCGTTGCCAGCCAATTGAAATTCTCGTTGGTCTCACCAGCCCAAAGGGTGCAGGGGTGCAAACCGTGCGTCGGGGCGTACCGGGTCTTCCCGCCGAGCTTGGTGATCACGGTGCAAAGGATTTGCGCCGTCTCCAGGATCATCTTGTTCAAGCGCAAGTCGTCCAGGGCTTGGGCACTGGCCAGCGGGTCGGGGCTGGTGACGAATATGTTCATGGTCGCAGGAGCTCCTCGATGAGGGCCGGTAGGTCGGCCGGTGTGAGGGCAGTCGCAAGCATGGTATGTGCCAACGGACTGCCGTCGATGAAACAGAATGCAGGCTGGCGAGGGTCGGGGCGGAATGCCCGAGCTACCCTTGCCGAGGCGACCAGGAGCTTGGTCCCGGTCGCCGGTTCTTGGATCAGGGTGATCACTCGTCTTCGCCCTCCTCTGTAGGTGGCTCGGTGCCTTTCATATACATGCGGCCACCATCCGGGTCGCGGGGCTCGCCGAACTCGGCCACTTGACCAGCATGGGCATAGACCTTGAACTCCGGGTTGTTGACGCTGATCCACATGGACCAGGGCCGGGCGCCGCCTTTGCCTTCGCCTTCACCCTCGTCACCGTCGCCCTTGGTATTGCGCTTGCCCATGGCGGAGTGAGGGTAGTCGCCGAGCTCGGTGGCAATGGACGCTAACTGTCTGTGAAGCTCGGAACCGGGTTCACAGACAGTTGCAGTCATCTTGCCGGTCAGGCCGAACTCGGTGGCCAGCTTCTTAAAGGCGCCACGGTGCCCACATGCCAGACCGACCGCCGCATGGATCAGCTCATGGAGCAGGATGTCGAGGACTCGCATGGTGTCGTCTTGGCTTGGACAGATGAAGATGTGAGTCGTGCCATCCTTGGCGACCGAGGGGTGCCAGCACTGGCCAATCGCGCGGGCATGGCCACGCGGGAAACCGCACGAGCAGCCGAGTTTCTCTGGCAGCTTGTAGCCCTTGCCGCTGAAGAACTTGGCGTCGAGCGCCTTGGTTGCAGCCTGGAGCCAGCCTTCGCGGGTTGTGTGTGTATTCTTGGACATGGTGTTCTCCTTTTCTGTGGACAAGATCCCCCTCGCACACCTGGAGGCAGAAAGCAACAACTATTTTCAGTAGTCGTCGTCAATCTGCTCCTCGATCTCCTGGTCGTACCGGCTGCCGTCGAACACGGCTGGATTGTAGGTTGCCCGCTTGGTTTCCTCGCATTTCTCGCAGACCCGTGCCAGCGGGATGCCCTTAGCATCGTTCATCCACCAGCTATTGCAGCCGCTTCCACATGGGCACGGTCTCATCACCTGACCTCCACTGGCAGGGCAGACTTCATCACGTCCATCCACACCTTCAGGTCGTCGATCGCTTGCTGGTATTGCCCACGCTTGTAGACCTTGCCGGTGTAGCCGGTAGCCTGCTTGAGCAGGAAGGTCGGGGTGGCACCACGGGTGAGGATCATGCGCCCGCCCGTGGCAATGTGCATCTTCAGGCCGCTGATGAGGGTGCTGACCCGCATAAGCTGGACGGCATCATGCCCAACGAGGGCCTTGACCTTGCCGTCCTTGCCGATGACAACGTGGTCGTCGTTAGATGAAGATGTCACTGCGGCTCTCCTGCCTAATGTGTTCGGCCTCGGTGCGGGCTTCCGTCTCGGCCTCCTGCTCCCACTCGTCCTTCAGCTCAGCCGGGCAGTAGCACTCCAAGACATCGCTGTAGACAATGATGCCAGCTTCGAGCATGGCGTCGTCGATGTACTGAGCCCACGCCACCGCGTTGTCCTCGAACTCGTATTCCAGGTCCATGTCGGGTGCATGGTTGTCGAGGGTGCGGTTGAAGGCGTCGAAGCGGTAGGTCTGCTTCGCCAGGAGGGTGATGGTGTAGTGGCGACCGTTGTGCTCGATGGAGCAGGGCTGATTGAGTTGCATGTTACTTCCCCAGGATCTTGCGGATGCGCTCGGCGAGCGTCGGTGGCTTGGGCTGGACCTTAACGATTGAGATGCTGAACTTGGCCACTGGTGTTCTCCTTTTCTATGAAATTGACTCTACACCAGTTGGAGGCAGAAAGCAACAACTATTTTGTCTTCAAGTGATTTCGTTCTCTCACGATACTCTTCCGGGCACAACTCAAGCACGTCAATCACAATTTCATGCCCGGCTGCCAAGCAGCGATTGAACAGATAATTGTGATGCCATTCGGTGCCCGGCTTCGGCTTGTACCGGGTGCGCAAGTTGGTCGCCAAGCCGTTATAGGTCCATTCGCAAATGCGACACTGACAACGGTAGATCCCGGGTGCGGCTGGCAAGTGATCAATCTGCATCTTCGACCGGATCCCACTCCTCGGCCTTGCCCCGGTACTTGTCCCAGGCCGCACGGGCTTCGGCCAATGTCGGCATGACGTAGCAGTTGGTCCGCTGCCTTATTTCCCGGATGAAACCGGCATGGTCGGGCACTTCGACCGTGATGTTCGGTTGCCCGTGGCGCACCCGTGGCAGCCGGGACTTGATCCAAAGCCCAAAGGCGGTATCGGTGCCGGGCACTGCATAACGGTTGCCAATGGTAACGTCCTTGACGAAGGATTCGTACAGCGGGCGCCGTGGCACGTTGCGTTCCCAGGTCGTTTGATTTTCGAACCACGAGCCACGCTTGAGCACCCGGTACAGCCACTCGTCGCGCACGTCGAGGCTCATGTCTGTCTGTTCGCGGAGTGCTACTGTCTTGGGCACGTTGCGCACCTGGAAGCCTTCCAAGTCAACCTCGCGTAGGAAGTGCAGTAGGTTCTCGCGGCCACCGGCTTCCATTTCCTTGGCCATCTTGTCGAAGTATTCGGTGTCCTGTTTCTTGTCTTCACTGACCCGGAGTATGAAGAACCGGCGCTCGTCGATGCCGGTGCGGACCACATGCTCCTCGTTGGAGGCCATGATCAAGTGAGTGTAGTTCTGCCCGAACTCGACGTCCACACCCTTGCCTTCAATCGGCAGGATGTCCTCGGTGATCAGCGTCTTCAACGTGCTGTTGTGCTTGCGGTCACCGGCATAGAACGCCTCGTCCGAGAACATGATCAAGGCGTCGCGCAAGTGTGCGTTGAAGTTGCCCACAAGGTGAGAGGCGTTGCTCACCTGGAGGAAGTGCCGCCCGAACAGGTTGCCGAACATCTGCACGAAGAAACCCTTGCCAGCGCCACGGCCACCCTGGAGGACAACGGCCACCTGACCAGGGCTTGCCGGGTACTGCACCGCACGGGCCATCCACTTGATGAGGTAGTCGTAGTTCACCTCATCGTTGCAGCATATGATTTCCTTCACGTGGCGGAGGTAGCCCAAGTGACGGTCGCCCGGCTTGGTCGTTACCGAGAAACCTTTCCAAAGGTTTAAGGCGTCGGGGACGTCAACCTTGTCGGGCGCAAATACAACTCGATCAACCTGGGAACGGTGCGGGTGCTCCAGCCACCATTTGCCCTTCTTCATAAACTTTGGGTTCCCGGCTGCATCCTCGCCGATTTTGATCCGTTGGTTCATGTACCGCTTTTCGAAGTCGGGGAACGACTGCTTCTTCAGTCGCGTGCGCTTCAAGCCGCCAATGTCCTCTTCCTCCCAGACCACAAGGCACTTGCCGCCAAAGTCGCCGATGACCATGAACTTCTCGTTCATCTCCTGGAGGTTAGGGTCGATCACCCATTCCTTGGCGCTCGCAATCTGCTTGATGGCATACCGCTCAGCGTTCGACTTCAACTCAACCACACTGGCAGCGATGCCGAACTTGTAACTGAGCACACCGTTCGCGTCAGGCGTTTGCTCCGGGTCCGTGATGATGCTGAAGATGATCTCGTCTGGCACGTTGGCGCGGGCAAGGTTGCACACCACGTCGAACAGCCATGCCGACCGGCTGTTGTCCTTGGGCTTGGGCGCGATCACCGCCGCCTGGAGCGGGTTGCGTATGATGCCGAAGTAGTTGGGATGGACGCCGTACTCGCCGAGCACCTGTTCCAGCTCTTCGTCGGCAATGCGCCGCACGTTGCCGCTGACCTTGACTTCGACCTTGCGCCCGCTTGGGCTGCCCAAGGGCTTGTCAGCCTGGAGCGCCGGGGCTTGCTTGAACTCCACAATGTCGTAGCGCAATTCCGGCTTGCACCACACCACGGTCGCCAGGGTCTCGGTCCGCCCCTTCTCCCGTTTCTTGGCGTCCGGCATGTTCATCGAAAATGGCAGGCGCATCAGCCGGTCGATGTTGTGGCAGTTGTCGCCGCCGAACAAGATTTCAAGTTGCTTGTTGTAGAGCTTGGCGTCCTCAGCACGGGCAAGGTCGCCGTTGACTGGCAGGGCATCCTTGAGGAACCAGAACGCTTGATAGCCGCCACCTGAGAATGTGACGCACGACGGCATTGGAACACCCTTGGGCAGCTTGTCGCTGAACAAGGCAATGATTTTGTCCTGCTCAGTCTTCAAGTCCTGCCCGATGCCAGGGTCAACGTCCACGTGTAGCATGGCAACGGCTGCAATGTCCGTGCGCTCAGCCTTCTTGCTGAGTGCGTGCATCACCGGGTTGACATGGAAGTACAGGTTGCGGACGCCGTTGTAGCCACGGATCCAAGTCAGGCATTCGCCACGGGTAGCCGGGTAGAAGGTCTTCGTGTCGAGCGCCTTGGCTTTGTTGGTGTCGATTGCAGTGAGGCACCACGGTCCCTGAGGATAGATTGTCTCCAGGAATTGCAGCGCCTTTTCGGAATTGTCCACGCATCAGCACTCCCAATATTCAACGAGGGCACCGCATTCGGCGCCGGGGTAGCCACGCTCCATCTGCGTGACCCACCACTCGCTGACGTTTAGATCCTTGGCCACCTGCTTCCGGGTGAAGCCCGCGCGGTGCCGGTACAGAAAGCAGACCTCATGCAACTTGAGCAGGAAGGCGCCCTTGACCTTGGGGCCTTCCTTCAAGTCCGTCTCCCATTGGGCATAGATCTTGCGCCCAACACCCAAGCGGGCAGCCGCCTCAGTCTGGGACTCGTCCCGTCGACGTCTATCGATCAACAGCTTTTCGCCGTTGGTCAGCTTGCCAAGCTCACGCATTTGATTAACTCCTCGATGTTCAACCCCTTGCGCCATACGGCACAAGCGCCTTGATATAACTCTTCGCGCGTGGCTCGGCCTATAAGCCTAGCAGCGTCCGTGCCATGGAACAACAACCACTCTCTTCCCACTTGTAGCAGAAGCCACACATGCCCGCCGACACGGGCACGCTGGATTGCGAAGAGGCGTTGCTCAGGCGTAAAGTCGTGCTTGAGTTTGATCGGCCGGTCGGCTGGCACCGCTGGCCAGCGGTCCATCCATTTGCACTCCAGCCATCCGCCATGAAAGTTGACGTCAGGTGTGCCGGGCCGCGTGTAGCCGTTCTCTACCGGGATCGCATGTAGTGGCGCCAATGCCTTCACCACATTGCGGCGCATCACCAGTTCTTTCATTCGGTTCGAAGTCCTTCAATGGGAAGCAGTGCCAATGGAAGCCGACCAGTGATTTGCCCAAGCGAGCACGCCGGTCATCAAACTGAGCGCGACACGTTTCCAGGCCGACCACCTGCACCAGTGCCGTCTTCCCCTTGAGCGACTCGTGCGGGCCGATATAGCGCATTGACTGCATTGCGGTTCCTATCTCCTACGGTTGACAAAAGGGCACGGAGAAGCAAGTCCCATGCCAGAAGCGAGCGCCGGGGAAAATCTTTGACCTCTCCCGTGCGCCATAGTTTCCCCTTCCTTAATCGCTCGAACGTGCGAGCGACCCGGACTTCGTAGTCGCCACGGGCAGCCGTGCCGCCCGTGTTGCTGATGACCATGGCGCCGAGCTCGGTTTTCTTGCCGGTTCGGGCGGACCAGAGCTCAATCCTTACGACTAACAACGAAGTCCTCCATCAGCTTGGCGTATCCCGCGATGTCGTGCGGGTTGTCGGGGTGGCGCCAATTGCCGGTGACCATGCGGCTCACCTTCATGGCGTTCAGGTCCAGCCCTTCCTTCAGGGTGGCCGGTAGGTCGTTCCAGCCGGGGTGTGCCCGCATGGCATCCTTGATGGCTTGCGCCATGTCGGCGTTATCGATGAAGCTGCCGTAGGTTGAACCCCGACTGCTGAGCGTCGCTGTCAGGTCCGCCGGGCTGGTATTCTTTGCAACCTTGGCTGAGGTCTTGGCTGGCGACAGGCGCACCACCGTCACCCCACCACGCTTGAGCGGCTTTTTTGTCGAGCTCATCGAAGTGCCTTTCACATTTGTTGTTGATGCAGTTGGAGGAACAGAACGTAGTGTCACGGAAACAGAGCAAGAGCAGACTCCCATCTTGTGAGGATTTCCAGTATGGACCCTGAGCGGCGGATGGTCGGGCTGCTCGGGTCATACGTAAGGCTTCGCGCCGGTGAGCTTGGTGTACTCCTTGAGATATTCACCGTAAGCCTCGATCGTCTCGTCAGCGTGGCGCCCGCGCGGGCCGGGCACACCCATCGGGCCTTGGAGGCCGACGCCGGGTGCACCTGTAGCGCCGGTCGGTCCAGGCCAGCCTTGTGGTCCGCGGATCATCTCCTTCAGTGCTGCCCACAACATGGTCCGTCTCCTTTGAAGTCGCCGACCACACGATCAAGCGGGTAGCTGGTCAAGCTGATGCCGCTTACCCTATACAACTCCAGCGAACGGTCGGGCGACCATCGCCGGGCAAACTCACTGTCGTGGTGGCAGTACACCACCCGACGGATCCCCGCCTGGATCACCAGGGTCGCGCACCTGTCGCACGTCGGGGCTAGGCCAGGAGGCCACGTGTAGAGTGTGCAGTCCTGGAGATTCTGCCCAGTCAACAGGGCATTCACCTCGGCGTGGATGACACGCTGGTACTTCTCCTCCAGGTTCGCGTAGTGCTCCGGGAGGTCCGGGACTCCACGTGGAAAGCCGTTGAAGCCGAGCGAGGCCACCGTCTTGTCCGGTCGCACCACCACTGCACCGCACTTCGTGCTCGGGTCCTTGCTCCACGTGCTCACGTGTTGGGCAAGGAGTAGAAATCGAACGTCCCACTTTTCTGACATTAGCCTTCCGTCTCCTCCGTTGGTTCTGTTTGTGGGTGACCATTTCCAGGTGGCCGGGGTTGCAGCATAGCCGCCGCTTGCACGTGTGATCGATCTGCTTCTTGCTCGGCACGTACCCATGGACGCACACATACATAACCCGATGCACCGCGACAGTTTGGCCAGAAAGGGTCATACGCGGGTAGTTCTTCCCACGTCCGTTCTTTCCGCTTGTCTGTCCCTGCCAAATCCAACATCCGGTCTCCACGTCAACTTCGCATCCCTCAAAGATGCGTTCCATGATCTGGTGCCGCCTGTCACTCATGGGCGAACCTCGACCCATAAGCCCATAAAGGTCGGCCGCTGCACATGGCCGTTCTCGTAGATGAAATCCACATTACGTTCCTTGAGGAGCGTGATGTATTCGGCCTTCGATATGACGAACGGTTTGCGGCCGATTGGCAACTTGTGCGCCTCAGCATGGGCGATGATCTCAATCGCACCTTGCTGCAATTCTTCTGCCGTGCGTGGTTCAGCGGGTGGCCATAGCACACCCCATGACTGGAACCAAGCCTCAGCCCACCTGAGCATCAGTGTGCTCCCTTTGTGTTGGTGTGCTCCACGAGCAGACCGTAGTAGAAGCAGGTGATCGGCTTGCCGGAGCCTTGCGCCATAAGGTGCATCTCCTCGAAAGCGAACATCAGCTCGAACTCAGCCGGGTCCACATGAATGGACGTCTTCTGCTCACGGATCAGCTTTGCCGCCGTGTTGCGAATGGAGCGCAACACCTTCTTCTCTTCCTTGGTGATATCCAACGTGTCCATCAGTCGATCCCTTTCAGTTCACCCCATGATGGTCCTACTTCCGTATCCACCCTGAATGGGACCAGGGTGTTCGGTATGCAGTGCCGCATGATGTTAGCCATCGTCTTGGCTTCCGCCACGGTGCCAACGCTGCCATCCATTTCATCATGCACCTGCAATTGCAGGAAAGTGTCAGGCATCTCCCGGTCAATTGCAACCATGGCGGTCTTCGTCTGGTCTGCCGAGCTACCTTGGATCAGCCGGTTGAGCGCCTTGTGCGTCCAGTCGAAGCCACCACGCTCCGTCTCCGGGAAGTGTAACATGCGCCCGCCGATGGTGCGGATGAAGCCCTTGGTGCGGGCCTTGTCGCTTGCCAGGGCTGCCAATTGCTTAATGAACGGAGCACGGGAGTCGAACTGGTCCAGGATCGACTGACCTTCTTCACCAGCCGCTTCGAACATGCGCCACGGCACGTTCAACTCCATGCGGGCAGCGGTCGCCTCGGCTCGGGTCTCATAGTAGGTTGTGCGCCGGTCACGGAAGCTCGTGCCGGTTGTAAGTGCCCACCGGGTCGGCACGCCGATGTCGTGGCATAGCTTGGCGCCGCCTTCACCGTAGCAGAGGCCGAGGTAGATGTTCTTCGCCGCCTTGCGTGGCAGGCCGGTGATCCGTGCCATGAAGTCATGGTTATCGAGCGTCGGGTCGTCCCGGTACGCCTTGGCCGCTTCTTCCGCTTGGGCTTTCGCCACGATTGGGCTGATGGCTGCAAAGTGCGTCGTCCAACGGGGCTCTTGCTGCGAGTAGTCGTTACAAGCCCAAATGGCGCCTTCCTCTGGGATGTAGATGCTACGCCACAAGGGGCCGAGCTCAGGGTCGCGGGCCGGTTGCTGTTGCAGGTTAGGGTCGACGGCACTGAGCCGACCGTACCGGGCTCCCTGCTGATCCCCGGAGTCGTTTTCCCGGGCGATCTGGTTGAAGGTGCAGTGCAGGCGCCCGTTGACCTGATACCGCCGCACGGACGCGGCAAAGGTTGTGACGATCTTGTCGAAGCGCCGGGCTTGCCCAAGGGCAGCGGCCACCGGATGGTTGATGCTGTTGAGCAGCATCTTGTCCACGCTGTCCTTGCCGGTCTCAGTCTTGGGTATCCGCACGCCGATGGCTTGCAAGGCAGGGGCAAAGGCTTCCGCTCGGTTAACGTCGTGGAGCTCGATGCTATGGCCGGTTTCTTGCTTGACGAAGCGCAAGGCTTCAAGTTGCTTGTCGTTGCAGAAGGTCTCAATCTGCTCCAGCTTGGCCATGTCAACGCGAACACCGCGTCTTCGCAGTTTGACCAAGACTGGAAGGACGCGAGACTCTAGGTTCCATATCGCCCAAAGGTCGTCGCGCTCGATGAGCTTTTCCTGCTCCCTCAGCACCAGCAAGGGCAGCCGAGTGTCCTGCTCGGCATAGATGCCCACGTGCCGGGCCGGGAGCTTCCACATGCCTGCCTTCGGGTCGAGCCCATAGGCAGCCGCCGCCTCCTTCAAGGCGGTCTCCTCCTTGACGCCCAAGCCGTAACGGCTGGCAATGTTGGCCAGCGAATAGCTCATGTGCAACTCGAAGATGAGCGGGTCGGCCACCTGGATGTCGCGGTACATGGCGTCAGGGGCGAACTTGATGTCGTTCTCCCAAAGGTAGTCCAGGTCGTAGCTCAGGTTCGCGCCGACTACGTCCCCGCTGAAGTGCTTGGCTTGGTTGCGCAAGTAGGCGAGCACCTGGGACTCAGGCAGGTTGTCGCCACCTTCGTGCCGGACTGGCAGGTAGTGGCTCGGGCCTCCTTCGATGGTGAAGCTGTAGCCGGTGACGTAGTTGCCGCTCGCCACCCCATTGAGCATCTTGCCGTTGCGTCGAACACCGATACCCAAGGTCTTAAGGTCATCGTCGCGGGTCTCCACGTCAACGCATATACGCCGGGCGCCGGTCCAGGCTGGCAGCGCCTCCATTGAAGGAGGACGCCAGCCGGATGCCGGTTCGAAGAGCGGAAGCTGAGTGCCGCCGCTCGAGGTCTTCTT